AAGGTTGGTCGCCGCCGTCACCGACTTGTCGAAATCCTGCATCGCCAAGGCTTGCGCGTAGGCGTTCTTTGCGGTCTCGACCGCCGCAGCCGCCGCATCGTCCTCGCGAGCCTGCGCGGCGATCAGCGCTTGGCGCTGGAAGGCGTTCTGTTCCGATGTGATGTCCGACAGGCTCGCCAGCGCCGTCAGGTGATCGGCCTGCGCCTTCATGCCGACCTCGCGCAGCGCGGTCTCGGCGGCGGCTTGGGTGTTCTCGACCTGTAGGTGCGCGACTAGAGCCTGCCGCGCGCTCAGGAGCTCCTTGTTCATCTCGGCGTTGGCCGCCGCCTGCTCGGCTTCGGTGAGGTCGGCGTTGATCTTCGCCCTGATCGCCGGATCCCTGAGGGACTTTTCCTTGTCGGCCGCCTCGCGCTTTTTCTCCAACTCGGCGATGGTCTTGACGTACTCCTCCTGCGCGATGCCGACCTCGATCCGCGCGCGCTCGTCAATGTTGGTGGTCAGCGCCAGCGTGGACTGGAGCTCAGCCTTCATCGCGTTGGCGAGCGCGGCGGTGGCGTCCTGCAAAAGCTGTTGGGTCTTATCGGCTGGCGCAGCGTGTGGGCGAGCCAGCGAGCCGGGCACGTTGGTCCCTTGACCGGCGGCGTTCTTGGCCGCTTCGCCGACCGCCGCGACCATCTTGTCCATGCTGGACTTCATGTTCGGGAGGACGGTGCCGAATTCGTTTTTGAGGAAGTCGGTCGGACCGCCCGTCACTCCCGGCACCCCGGCAAAGGAGAACCCCTTGCCGCCGCCGCTGGTCCAGCCGCGATTGATCTGGTTGAGGGTGTCCTCGACGGTCTTGAGGAACGGGATCGCCTTTTCCAGTTGCGCCGACCACTCGGCGAATTTGGTGTTCCACGCGTCGAAAAACACCGCGCTATCGCGCAGCGCCGTAGTGAGCTCCTTGCCGATCTCCTGTGCGAAATCGCCTGCGAACTTGGTGCCGATGGCGAACCATTCCGCGATCTCGATGAGGAGCGGCGCGACCCCGACGAACGCGGCGGTTAGCTGGTTCTTGGCGACCTGCGCCAGCGCGTCGAGTTGGACCGTCGCCGCCTTGGATTGCTCGGCGATCTCGGGCGGAAGGATCCCGCCGCCTTCCTCGATAGCGGCCTTGAGCGCCTTGACCGCCTCGGGGCCCTCGCGGATCGCCGCGATGAATGGCTCCAGCCCCAGCTTAGCGGCGAGCCCTTGGCGCTCGGCCTCGCTCCCGACTCGCGACAGCGCGTCGACCGTGGTGTCCAGCGCCTTGTCGAGGCCCTCCTTCGCCAGCGCCTGCGCGTCGAGGTGCAGCGCATTGAAGGCCAGCTTGGCGCGCGTCGCACCGAGCGCGCCTTGGCCCAGCGTCTGCTGAAACTTCTGCATCGAAGCGTCGGCGTCCTGCGTCGTGCCGCCGGTCGCCTGAACCACGAAGCGATACTCTTGCAGGGTGGTCGTGCTGACGCCGATCTTCTCGGCGGCCTTGGCGATGTTGTCTCCGAATTCGAGCGCTTTCTTGCCTGCCTCCAGCGTCGCGAGGAACGCGCCGATGGCGACGGTCGCAGCGAGCCCAGCCGGGCCGAGCGCTTCAAGCGCAGCGCCAAGACCGGGGAGCTTGGTCGCCGTCTCGCCAACCCGGTCGGCCATGTCCTTGAGCGCCGCGCCCAAGGGCATTTTCGTCCAAGCGTCCTGAACGTCCTTGGCCGCTTTCTGATTTCGAGCGACGATCTTGTCGAGCTTGGCTTCGAGGGCGTCGAACCGAGCGTCGAACACCATCACCAGCCGTTCAACGTCTGAGCTCATCCGCCGTACTTCTCGATCATGGCGTCGTGCTCCTCGGCTGTCGGAGGTTGCAGCGCGTCAGGCGGGCTGTTCGCGGCGATCCAGCCATCGCGAACGGCTAAGAATTCCCAGAGCGACATCGCGTTGATCTGCGTGGGCGTGAAGCCCATCACGCCGCCCGCACCGTAGTAGGCTGCGAAGCGGAGTTTTCCTCGGGGGAGGCCGTCGCGCTGGTTGTCGTTTGCGGCTCCCCCTCGCGCTCCCCCACAGGCTCATCCTGCGGCCCGGCGAGCGAGGCGAGGACGATCTCTAGCGCCAGCGCGAGATTTTCCATCAGCGGGCGCTCGTCATGGAGCTCACGCATCAGTCGACCGGCGACGGCGGGTTCCGTGCCGCCGCCGATCAGGCCGCGATAGAGCACCTCGCGCACGTCATCGACACGCCAGCGACCCACGCCACCCGCCGCCATGACCTCGATGAAATCAGCCTGCGGCATGGCTCGGCGGATCGCCGCCCACGCTGCGAGCCGCTGCGCGATCTCGCCGGGACCGGCGTCGCACGCCTCTTGGATCTTCCGCCACTCGCCGATGCCGAGCCGGAAGGTGCGCTCATCGACACCCCAAGGCCGGACGATCTCGCCGCTGCGGCTCATGGGCTGTTCGCCGAAACCACGATCTCGCCATCCGAGACCATCGCGAGCGTGGCTTCCATTTTCTTGCCACGGTCGCCCGTGATCTCGAACGACGTCAGGTGGAACGGACCCGTGAAGATCACCCCACCATCGGTCGAGGCGACGTCGACGATGATCTGACAGTTGCGCGACAGCGGATCCGCCAGCCAGTCGGTGAACGCCTGAACATCCGGCGTATTGAGGATGCCCGCGCCGCCGAGCGTGTAAGACAGCGACACCTTTTCGCGCACCAGCCAGCCGATCAGGTCGGGGTCGTCGCAATCGGGGATGTTGAAGTCGTTGGTTGCGGTGTCGCCCTTGATCGAACGCAGCGCATTGACCGTGCAATAGGGCGTGAAGACTTCCGGCGAGCCGCCGTCGCCGACCATGATGACCAGCTTGACGCCACTGGCATATTTCACAGGGTTAGGGGTTGGCATGGCAAAGTGCCTCCAAGGGGGTTCTGGCTGTCGATGAGCGGGGAGCGACCGGCGGTCAGCCGAGGGCGGTCAGGTCGTAATGGAAGCTCATGACCGCGTGGCTGGAGCCCTCGGGATCGGTCAGGTGGTGGGTGTCGACGAAGGTCGCGAGGACCACATCGAAGCCAGCAATGGTGAAACTGTCGTCGGTCAGGATGTCGCGGATCACGCCTGCGATCTGGCGTCCTAGATTCACGCTGGGCGGGTCCGGTCGCGTCCAGACATGCACGGTCGCAAAGAGCTCAGACGCCGAGACACAGTCGGTGCTGTCTTCGAGCACCTGATCGTCGCCGATCCGAATGATTGGCAGCGGTGCGTTCTGCGGCACCACTGAATAAATCCGCGCCCGGCCATCCGGCCAAAGACCGTTGAGGGCGACCGACGACCGCAGGGCAGCGTCTTGTGCTGCGGTGAAAGCGGCGGCTGGGTCGGCCATGACTCACGCCCCTTCGCCACTCGTTCCACCCGCCGTGGCGGACTTGATGATGTCGTTACCTGCGCGCCGGACCCGCTGCGCCCAGCGCTTGCGTTGCACGCGCGCCGCAGGGTTCCAGAACGGCTTGCCGGGCGTATGTGAGCCGCCGTGGTTCCGGTGTCCGGCTTCGAGGTGCAGCGGATAGGGCGTCTCAGTGTTGCCGATGGCGGTCGCGACCGCGACGACGCCGAGCGAATAGGTGTTCAGGGTGGCGGCCAACTCGCCGTGCTCGCGCGGCACGATGCGCGCCACGGTCGTCCGCATTTCGTCGGCGTTCTGCTGGTTCGCAGCCTTGAGTTTGGCGATCTGCGCCGGACTGGCGAGCGAGAGGATCCGCTCTCGGGATCGCTGGATGTTTGCAACCTTAACGCTGATGCCATCGGTCATGGCGGGGTGTCCCCAGCGCGCGTGCGGATCGCGTACATCGTCACCAGCCCGGCGATAGGGTTGACGTCCATGACCGTGATGTCGAACGCCCAGCCGAGCCAGACCAGCCGCCAGTCGGTGTCGATGACCGCCGCCGGAACCGTCAGGCGGGTGATCGCCTGAATCATCTGGATCCCGACCCGCCGTTCGTCAGTGACCACCTCGCCCTGCTGCGGCCTCGCGGGCGTGATGCTCAGCACGGTCGCGGGCGTGTCGAACTGGTCGACCCACGGGCCGAGCGGATCGCCGTTGGTGTCCGGCCCGCGCTTTTGCAGCGTGATCGTTTCGCGCAGTTGGCCCGCGATGCTGGGGATGCGTCGGGCAGCGGCGACCGCCACGGCCTAACCTTCCTCGTGCTCGTGGTCGTCGCGTGACGGCGCTTCGATCTCCTCGGCGTCGCCAGCCTCGACAAGCGCGTCACCCCACGCGCGCCGCACGGTGCATTCGAGCCCCTCGTGGTACTGAATAGCCAT